GGTAAGGAAGTTATAGCCCATAGTTTCCACCTTGAAGGAAACGAATCTTACGATTTCAAAACTGCTCAAAAGTTTTCTGAGCAAATGGGTTGGACATTCAAACCAACAATAGTCCCTACAGATAATTTACTCGATGATTGGCTTACACTTGTCGAATTAGAATGTAAAAAGAAAACCCATTTTGAATGTGTGTTTCCATTTTTATATGTGTATCCAAATATTACTGAGGAATATGTTCTTACTGGCTGGGGTGCCGATGGTTATTTTGGTGTGAGTAAAAAAGCTCAGATGAGATATGGTAGTGAAAAAGGTAAAAAAAGATACCATGAATATTTTAAAAAGAATCCACAAAATATTAAAACATTTGATGAAGCCAGAGACATATATTTTTTACCAGAAAACTCAGCAGGACTCAAGTGGCACAATAAAGTTGTAGAGATGTACAATAAAAAACATATAACACCATATCTACATACTGCAGTTAAAGAATATTTTTATCTATTTAATTGGGAAGAATTAAATATACCCGAACAGAAACATCATATAAGAACTGTATTTCCAGAGTTAACGAAATTCTTAAAAATAAGACAACATACAAATTTACATTTAGGTGCTGGTATAGACAAACTTTTTGAAACTTTGCTAGATAATAAGAAAATTAATTTTAATGGTAGAAAACGAATGATGGATGTTACAAGGGATTGGTATCAAGGATATAAATTCCATCTTCATTATAAGGAGTTTAAAAAATGAAACCAGAAGTTACAGCTTTACCGGGCTTTGAAGAATTGGATTTTTCTGAAATTAAAAAACCAGATGTTAAAATAATGCCAGACATTTCAATCCCAGCTACATTATCTGAAGATTATGTCAAGCATGTAAAAGATGCAAAACCTATTTCAGCAGATTATCAAAAATATACAATGGAAGATGTACGTGCCGGAGAAGCACAAAACAAGTTCAATGTAATATCTACTTTTGCTGGTGGTGGTGGTTCTTCTACAGGATATCGTTTGGCGGGTGGTAAGATTTTATGTATCAATGAATTTGTGAAAGAGGCGAGAAATACATATCATGAAAATTATCCAAACACTCCTATACTTCCAGATGACATAAAGAAACTTACAGGAGAAGACCTTTTGACTGCTGCTAATATTGGAGCAGGAGAAGTTGATATTTTGGATGGTTCGCCACCATGTTCTGCTTTCTCTATGGCTGGTTCTGTAGTACAAGGTAGTGGTCATAGTATTGGTTTTGGTAAAACTAAAAAATATTCTGATGGTAAACAAGTAGAAAATATTGAAGATTTATTTTTTGAGTTCATTAGAATTGCAAAAGATGTTAAACCTAAAGTTATTGTTGGTGAGAATGTATCGGGGTTGTTAATGGGTGAAGCAAAACATTATTACTACAAGATTACAGTAGCGTTTGAAAAGATTGGTTATAACGTATCTTCCATGCTATTAGATTCATCTCATTATGGAGTACCACAAACAAGAAAGAGAGTTATTTTTATTGCAGTTCGTAAAGATGTAACTGATGCGATTGGTCTTACTTCTCTTAATATTGCTGGTATATTTCCAGAAAAGTCTAGTAGAGTTCCAGTTACTTGTGGAAATGCATTTAGTGACCTAGTGTATGATGAAGAAGAAATAAAAATGTTAACAGAATCTTTTACAAGGGGTTCTCATTTTGTGACAGCATCAAAGATGCCACTTGATCCAAAAAAAGTATTAACTGGCTGTGATTATCATCCAAAAGGACATCACTTTAATATGAAAAGAATTTCAAGATTTAAACCAGCTCCCACCATCACAGCTTCTGGTGGATGTATTCATTGGAGTGAAATGCGAAAACTTGCATTGTGTGAAACTCGTAGACTCACTTCTTTACCAGAAGATTTCAAACTAACTGGAAAATGGGAGCAAAGATCTGAACGTATGGGTAGAATGGTGCCACCGCTAATGATGAAAGCGATAGCAGGTTCAATATACAAGAAAGTACTAAAACCTTATAAGGAGTTGAACAATGGCTGATTTTACTTTTGCACATAGAGAAGAAGGATTCGATGAACATATTGAAAAATCAATTCGGGGTTATTCAAACTTAATGGAAGATGTAATTAGTCTTTCACGTTATTTTATAGAAGATAATGCTAACATAGTTGATATTGGATGTTCTACAGGAAAGAATACAAAAGCCATGATGGAGTATAATAAAGACCATTCTCCTAAAGCAAAATATATCGGAATTGAAGTAGCTGATGGTTTTGAACAAGATTTGAAAAACCGCACGAAAGAATTGAATAATGCTGGATTTACTAATGTAGAATTTATAATGAAAGATATTCGTAAGTTTCAAATAACAAATGCTAATCTAGTTACTTCTATCTTCACTTTACAATTCATGCCAAAGAAAGATAGAAGAGAAGTTATTTCAAATATCTATGCTGGATTGAATACTGGTGGAGCTTTCATTTTTGCAGAAAAAACTATCTGTGAAAGTGCATTGGTACAGGACATGATTACATTCAATTATTATGATTACAAACGAAAATCGTTTGATACAGAAGATATCATGGATAAGGAAAGAACACTTAGAAACATTATGAAACCTCTCACATGGAAACAACTTGAACACATGGTATCTTATGCTGGATTTTCTACGGTTCAACCATTTTGGAGAAACCACGCATTTGTCGGTGCAATAGCGTTAAAATAACTAAAGACTTGACAAAACACCTTAATATGGTATAATAGTACTATGAGTCCATTTGATTACCTAAAAGCAATTAACGAAACCAAAGAGAATGTGATGCTTACTCCACAAGATGAGAGGAAATACTCGTCTTTTATCGTTAATCGTGGGTTATCTTTCTTTATGGACACCATATTTCAAGTAAATGAGATGAATCGTAACCACCACCTTGACAGCCGACTTCAATTTGACTATCTACTAAATAATATTAGAAAGAAACGAAGGTATAGTAAGTGGCTGAAACCAGAGAAACTACAGAATGTTGAATTGGTGAAAGAGTATTATGGATTTAGTTATGAGAAAGCCAAAGATGCTCTGAAAATACTTTCTGAGAATCAGTTGGCTTATATCATAAATAAACTGAATCAAGGTGGAGTGGAAAATGACAACAGGAACAGAGAACATGGTGGAGTGCACTCTGGAGAATCCAGATGATTTTCTCAAGGTGCGTGAAACACTTACTAGAATCGGGGTAGCTTCCCGAAAGGACAAAATATTATATCAATCTTGTCACATACTACATAAACAAGGTAGATACTATATCGTACACTTTAAAGAATTATTTGCACTTGATGGTAAACCAACCAATTACTCAGAAAATGACCAAGCAAGACGTAATACTATAGCAAATCTTTTATCGGAATGGGGCTTAATTGCACTAGTGAATCCAGAATCTTCAAGTGAATTAGTTGTTCCGTTGAATCAACTAAAGATCCTATCTTTTAAAGAAAAAGACCAATGGGATCTTACAGCAAAATATAATATTGGAAGTAAAAGGACTGAAGATGCCGACCAACAAAAAGAATGAAACATTAAAATTTTATAAATTACATCCGAATGCTAAAGACCCAATTTATGCAACAGAGGGTTCAGCATGTTTCGATATTCATGCGTGTTTTGATGGACAAGAAAAATATCTAGTTCGTCAAGATACTCTAACCAGAGTAATCGAAAAACCATTTAGGAACGGAGTTCTTCAAGTACATAACATGGAAAGAGTAATGATTCCTACTGGATTGATTTTTGATATTCCAGAAGGTTACTCAGTTAGACTTCATTCTAGGTCAGGTTTGGCTTGGAACGAAGGTTTATACCTAACAAATTGTGAAGGTATAATAGATTCTGACTATGTAGATCCTATTTTCGTTATGATGACAAGCATAGCTCAATCTCCAAAAACAATAAATAATGGAGATAGGATATGTCAAGCAGAATTAGTGAAAAAGATATATCATGGTTTAACCGAACTCAAAAAACCACCAGTTCAGAAGACCGAGCGTGAAGGTGGATTTGGTTCTACTGGCAAATAACGAAAAAGTTATATGGCCAAAACTTTAATTTAAAAAAGGGAGTAATCCTATGTTAGAAAAAGCAATAGGCTGGATTCGCAGTCTTACAGAAGCTGGCCTTGCGTTAATCGCACTTGGTGTGGTTCTTCAAATTCTTTTTGGAGCAGCAGTTCCATTCATTGGACTTGATGTTGTGGGCTCAGTTGTAGGCCTAGTCAAAGAACTTGGATCAGAAGGACTTGTAGGCTTAGCAGCAATTTGGGTACTTTGGGGAATTTATTCCAAGAAGTAAACTTATATCATCTGACAAAGGGTGATTAAACTCACCCTTTTCACTTTTTTACATTATGACTAAATACTTTGATAGTAATTGGCAAATTGATGAAAAATTTATGAAGACTAAATACAAATTGATAGTAAAGGAAACTGGAAATTATACTTCAGATTCTTTAAGCAGTCTAATTTGGACTGTTTTTAAACATCGCTGTCATCATCTCTTCAAAGGAGAAGGATGGCGTGATTGAGGTTGACCAATAGTGGTAACCTCTAACTTACTTCAAGTCCACGTGCTGAGGATTGAAGTACAATATTAACCTCGCTTTAAAGGAGGCCCTATGTATACATTAGCACCACACACATTCCCCACACCACAAGACTTACAGAAAATGCTCGGATTCAGCGTTGGATTCGATGGATTTTTTAATCGTCTTTCTAATGTGGACACCGCCCAGTCGGGCTATCCACCATATAACATTCGCAAACTTAATGATCTACAGTATGTTGTTGAACTAGCTCTTGCTGGTTTTTCAAAAAGTGATATTGAAGTAGAAGTAACTGATGGTACTCTTACCATTCGTTCTGTTACCGCGAAAGATGGTGATGCTGATAATAATGAAAACTTTGTACATCGTGGAATTGCCAAGAGAACTTTTTCTCGACAGTTCAACTTGAGTGATGATATCATTGTTAAGAATGCCGATCTCCAAGACGGTATGCTTATTGTGAATCTGGAACGTGTAATTCCAGATGAGAAAAAGCCTAGACTGATTCCCATCGGTCAATAGC